TAAGCGTCGTGAAATCCATAACCACCACCTCAAACTCACAAACTCACAAAGGAGAACAATAAATGTCTTATTTAGACAAAGTAATTGAACGCCGTGATGCAGTTAAGGTAGAAATGGATGCAATTCTTGAGGCAGTAGCCGTAGAGAATCGTACAGACCTTACAGAAGATGAATCAGCAAAGGTTGATACCCTTGTTGAAGAGTCACGCTCACTAGATTCAAAGATTGAAAAGTTGACTGCTCAGGCAGCAGCAGATACAAAGGCTGCAGAAGCAAGATCAGCATACTCTGATGTTGTAATGCCAAAGGGTACTGCTACAACAAAGATCACATCTGAAGCCCGTACATACTCATCTGCTAACCCAGATGTTTCATTCGTTAAGGATGCATTTACTGCTAAGTTCAGCAATGACTATGCAGCATCAGAGCGTCTTGCTCGCCACTCTCGTGAAGAGGAAATTGAGCGTCGCTCAGTAGGAACTGGCAACTTTGCTGGTCTCGTAATTCCTCAGTTTCTTGTTGATCTAGCAGCACCATTTGCTCGTGCAGGTCGCCCAACAGCAGACTTCGCAACAAACAAGATGCTACTTCCAGCAGCAGGTATGACACTAAATATCTCACGCATGACTACTGGTACAACAACTGCAGTTCAGGCTGCTGAAAATGATGCAGTATCAAATACAAATGCTGACGATACACTATTGACTGTGAATGTTCGTACAATCGCAGGACAACAGGATATCTCAAAGCAGGCTATTGAGCGTGGTACAGGTATTGACCAGTTCATCATCCAAGATCTTATTCGTGGATGGCACACAACACTTGACAACCAAATCCTAAACGGTGATGGTAACGCAGGTGCAATGGTTGGACTTGAAGGAACAGTAGGAACAAACAATGTTGTCTTCACAGAAGCAGCACCAACAGTTGCTCTACTTTATCCAAAGTTGGCAGATGCCTACCAGGAAGTACAGACAAATGTATTCCAAAATCCAACACACTGGGTAATGCACCCACGCCGTCTAGCATTCTTGCTTGCAGGCGTAGATGGTTCATCTCGTCCACTCGTTCTTCCAGCCCTAAACGGCCCAATGAACGCAGTTGCAACAGGTGCAGGACAAGCATACTACGGTAACTCAGGTTACACATTGATGGGTCTACCTATCATTGCAGATGCAAATGTTCGTACAGATGCTGGCGCAGGCGCAAACGAAGATCGTATCTATTGCGTAAATGCAAATGAACTACACTTATGGGAGCAAGCAGGATCACCATTCGCATTGAACTTTGATGCAACAGGTGCAGGCTCACTCACAATCAAGTCTGTTGTTTACGGATACTCAGCATTTACTGCTGGTCGTTATCCAGGAGCAGTATCTATTATTTCAGGTACTGGACTTGTAGCACCAACATTCTAATCTAAATTTACATAGTTTATCTATGTAATACTTAGAGAAATCTAAGGTGGAGGACAGGCCTAAAGACTGCCCCGTTTACGGGCCTGTCCTTCATTATAAAAAAAGGAAGTTATGAAAAGAATTAAAAAGATTTTCAGGATTAAGAAAGAAACAGCAACTGCTACTCCTAAGATGGAGAAGGCTATGTTGCCTAAATTGGAGAAGAGGAGCAAATGAGTAAGCCTACGCTTAGTACTAATAGTCAGCCACAAAGTATTTATACAAACCTGACTGATGTAAAAAACGGTCTACAAATTGACGATATTAATGATGATACCGCAATTGAAGCAGCGATCATTGCTGCTAGTCGTATGATTGATGACTATTGCCAAAGAGGCTTTTATCAAGAAGGAACTCTTGCATCTCCAGTAGTTAAATATTACACACCCGTAAGTCCGTGGTACCTAGAGATAGATGATCTTATTGAACCAGTAGAGGTAGCAACAAGAGCAAATCAAACTGGTCCTTTTAACACAATCTGGGATCTAGATACAGACCTTATGTATGAGCCAGTTAATAATCCAGAACTAGGAAGACCTGTAACTAGACTATTAGCAATTCAGACATATGTGTTTCCATACTTTTTTCCACAAACAGTTAAAATAACTGGGGTTTGGGGTTTTAAAGAAATTCCATACGAAGTTGAATTGGCTTGTAAAATACAGGCATCAAGATTATTTATTAGAAAGCAATCTCCATTTGGTATTGCTGGTTCTGTAGAACTAGGAACAGTTCGTTTAAGTTCTCGTCTAGATCCAGATGTTGAGATACTTTTAAAGACATATCGCAGAAACTTTGGATTGGCTTACTAAAATGGCCATAACAGATGTTAATGGGGTACGAGATGCATTAAAGGTAAACCTACAAACAATCTCAAGGTTAAGAATATATGAGAACATCCCTGATGTGGTTGTTCCACCTTGTGCAGTAGTAGGACAATTAGATTTCACATTTGACATTGACAATGCTCGTGGTTTAGACCAAGCATCTGTTGATGTTTATGTGATTGTTCAAAGACTATCAGAAAGAACTGGACAAGATAAACTTGATAATTTTCTGGCGGGTAGTGGTAAAGGATCAATCAAAACCGCTATAGAGTCAGATAGAACATTAGGTGGACTTGTTGATACACTTAGAGTTATTAGTGCTGAAAGTGGTACTTATACTTCTGGAGATCAGTCTTTCTTATCATATCGCTACAACCTCACAATTTGGGGATAAGGAGAAGAACAATGGAATACATCGTTACCTCAGACTCTAAGGTCTGTGGCAAAACAAAAGGTGAGAAAATCACTGAGAATGATATACTTAGAAAAGGAAGCAATGTTAAGTTTCTTCTAGAATCTGGGCATATTAAGGAATCAGCAAAAGCACCAAAAGCAGTACAAGAAGAAGCAGTAGAGCAGGTTGTGGAAACATTCCCTGTTTTTAATCTAGATAATGAACAAGGAGAAAACCAACCATGGCAAGAATAGTATTAACAAATGTTGAGGTTACAATTGGAGCAGTGGATTTAAGTAATCATATTGCCTCAGTAACATTAGGCAGCACATATGATGTAGTGGAAACCACTGCATTCGCTGGAGGAAATGTTCCTGCAGCAGCAAAAACACGCCAAGCAGGACTTGTTGATAACTCAGTAACATTTGAGTTCCACCAAGACTTCGCAGCATCATCAGTAGAAGCAACAATCTACCCACTATTGGGTACAGTTGCTGCATGTACAGTAAAGCCTTTGGATGCTGCAGTCGCTGCAGACAATCCTGAGTATCAATTTAACGCTTTGGTTTCAGAGTGGACACCTCTAAATGGTGCTGTAGGCGAGTTAGCCACGGCATCTGTGACTTGGCCAATTACTGGAGCCATCACTAAGGATGTAACTCCTTAATCATGCCAAAATTAGTATTAACTAACGCATTTGTAAGTATAGCAGGAGTGGATTTGAGTGATCATATCTCATCAATCTCTCTTGCGACGCAATATGACTTGGTTGATACTACGCAATTTGGAGATATTTCAAAACGAGTAATTGCTGGCCTTGCTGCCAACAGCGTTAGTTTTGAATTTCATCAAGATTTCCAGGCAGGCTCAGTAGAGGCAACGATATATCCTCTACTGGGCACTGCAAGTGCGTGTATAATAAAACCATTGGATTCTGCAGTAAGTGCATCAAATCCGCAATATAGTTTTAATGTGTTGATTGCAGAGTGGACTCCACTCAGCGCAGCAGCAGGAGAATTAACAACAGCAACAGTGACATGGCCAATATCTGGCGATATCACAAAAACAACATAACCTTAGAAAAGGGGCATAAAAATGGACGGACTACAAATAAAAGTAAAGACTAATGACGGAGTAGAAGGATTATATTCCCTACGACCAAGATCAATAGTTGCTTTTGAACAGAAATTCGGCAAAGGTTTTGCTAAACTACTTAGCGAAGACCAGAAACTGGAACACATCTACTTCCTTGCGTGGAGTGCTTTAAAAGATGGTGGGAAAGTTGTAAAGCCTTGGGGCGATGCATTCCTTGACACTTTAGACAGTGTTGAGTTAGTTGTAGACCCAAATTTAGAATCCACAGAAACAGCCTAACCTATACGGTAGCAATGTTGTCTGTGGAGACTGGCATATCTCCAACTGACTTATTGGATGCCCCAGACGGCATTCTTGAGGCAATTGTTATTTACTTAAAACAAAAAAATAAGGATACAGGTGCGTAATGGCAAAAGATGCAATAGTGTTAACTGGAATAAAGGAAACACTAAAAGCACTAGAGTCATTTGACAAGCAGGCTGTGCGTGACTTTACTAAGGTTATTAATAATGAACTTAGTGCTGCTAAAAAAGATGCACAAGGACTTGTCAGTAGTGATCCTCCATTAAGTGGCTGGGTCACTACACCTGCCGCCAATCCTCGTTCTCGTAATGGTGCAGGCTGGCCTGCATGGGATCAGAGCATTATTAAGGCTGGCATTTCAGTCTCAAAGGCTGAACGCAAAGTTCGCAGGGATTACACAACCTCTGCTGGAGCATTGATAAATAGATCAGCAACAGGTGTAATCTATGAATTAGCGGGAAGAACAAATAAATCTCCTGGTAAGAATAAATTTATAAGTAACTTAAACAAAGAAACATTTTCTCCATCAAGATTAATCTGGAAGATAGTTGATAGAGATAGAGATAAAATTGAACAAAAAGTTGAACAAGCCTTAAATGATGCTAAAACAACACTACAAAAGAATCTAGAAAAGGAGCGTGGCTAATATGGCAGTTGGTGCAGTAGTAGCCAGAATCCTTACCCAGTATTCTGATAAAGGTAGCAAGCAGGC